CATCAGCATTAGCGTTTAATTCTGGAAATGTTAAGGACCATACTTTTTGCTTTTTACCCGCTGCTAATGAAACACTAACTGCAGAAGAAACAAGATCCCCTGCACTAGCAATAGTACTATTACAAGGAACATATGTAAATGTTCTCGCACTGTTTGTATCTCTATTAAATATTTGATATTGATTACAAGAATAAATCATTGCTGAGGTGGTTGTAGTTGTACCCCCTGTTGCCGCACTTCTTGTGCCTGTTGTTGAAGTTGTTGTTGTATAAAAAGCTGTGTTTATTATTTTAGGATACAATAATACGTCTGATTTTGCAATTGCAGTTTCACCTATTGTTTCTAATAATCTTGGTACTTTATTAATATTATCTCCAAATAAAGTTATATATGAATTATTATCAACTACCGTTGCTCCCGGTGTATAAATATTATAATAGTCTTGTTCCAACTGCTTAACAACTATTTTGTAAGAATACCAACCATAAGGATTATATGTTGCATATATACCACTAGATAATTCATTTGAATAAACATTATCATCAGGAATTAATTTACCATTTTGAGCATTAAAAGTAATTTTTAAATTGTCACCAATCCAACTATTAAATTCCGCAGCTGTACCTCTTGCAGGAATAGTAATGATACTGTCTGAAACTGTTGTGGGTAATAACACTGGAGATTGTCTTCCAAATATATCTGCAAGTATAACACCTACTTGATATGTACGTCTTTGTTTTAAAGAACTATCAGGATATTCATGATTTGCTAATACAACTGTAATTAAAGCTCCGTTTGCTGGAGCTGTGTTAAAAGTAATAACACCTGTTGTACCATCATACCCGTATTCTGTGCTTGCTAAAAGCACATCATTTATGTATACATTAAATTGATTGGTGTTATTTGGTATTAAATTTTGATCAGGGGTGACAGGTGATTTTATTGTTAAAGTAAATTCGGTTTCTATAGCATTACCAGTAAAAGTTTGTGTTCCTTTTGCTCCATATGAAACATTATAATCTAATGTGGGTATTTCAATATTTTGAGAATAATTACCAAATACTAATCTGTTACCAACTATATCTAAAGCTTTTGCTTTTGTAGGTACATTATCAAAAACTCTAGTTATTTGGTCTTCAGGTAAAGCATTTTGCGGAGTATCTGATTTATAAGTGTAATTATAAAAAGTAGATGAGATATTAGCATCTGTTAAAGTTTTTGTTTCTAATACTCTTGCAACGGTACTGTCAGATTCTTTAATTATAAATTCAATTTCTTTTATTTCAAAATCTGCATTAGGGTTTATAGAAGGTAATTCAACACCAATAACAACCTTATTAGTGTTATTAATCATTCCATCTAATTCAGTTGACTCGTAAGCTCTAATTTCTGCAGCTTCGCCAAATTCACCATATTCACTTCCTGATTTGTATGAATGTTTAAATGCTATTTGAGAAAAAGGAGCTAATACAGAATATTCATTATCATTAAATTTAAACCTATATGAAAAACGTACAAATTCTTCTTCAATGTAATCGTTGTCAATGTTAGCATCATTAGTCATTGTTGAAGTTCCCGCAATACCCGTATCTGTCATTAAAATAGGGGCGATATATGGTGCATATTTAGCTAAACTAATTTTTAATTCATTATCATAAAACGAAGGATTTGAAATAGCTTTTACAACATTTATACGCCTTGGTTGATTTTTATTGTCTGTCCAAAACAATAAATCATCAATCATAGCAATACCTGTAATTTTATATTTTTTACTAAATTTTAAAAAGCTACCACCAACAATTTCTTTTGCGGTTTTGTAAGTATTACTCGAAGGATCAGCATCATAATAATATATAGCATGAAATCTATTTTGGTTTAATGCAGAATTTATATACCAATCATTTTCATACAAATCATTATTATCAGTTAAAAACCAATATATACGTTTGTTTTTTTCATCAAAATATGTACCTATAACGTCAATATCTGTAGATAAATTTAAAGCTGTATGTGCTAATGAATTACCCGCCGCGTTTTGTAAAACACCAACATTAGAACCATCTGTTTTTAAAACTTCAATATTTTGCGCATCTCTATATTCTCCTGGTGGCAATAATCTGTCATCAAGGTCCTTATTCATTTTCCCTTTTAGGAAATTGTTTTTGATTTCAGGCATTTATTAGTGTTTTATCTGTTTAGATTTACCTCTCATTATTTGAGTTAATTCTCTTAACTTAATATTTGATAATCTTAATTTTGCATTTCGCATAGCCGCTCTTCTTTCTCTTCTATACCTATTTACTATATATTCAGGAATATTTGATTTAGTTGATAAAATAGCATATGCGATATATTTATATAATGCTTCTTCTGCTAATTTATGTATTTGCATTTCAGCATCTGTACCAAGTCCATCTGAAACATAATGAATAGTTAATATTTTTTCTGCAAGATTACTGCTAAACCCAAACTGCCCGTTTACTTCATCATGTACAAATACTCCATTTACCTGCAAATGCTCAGGTGTGCTCCCGTATCTTCTACCATATCCTATTATGCTATCGCTATAATCCGAATTATGTGTAAAATAATCATTTGCGCTTGCTGAGCCTAAAGCTGCATTAGTTTCAATTCCTTGAAATAATCTTGAAGTTTCAGAAGTACCTAATAATAAAGAATTATCATTATCATATAGGTAATCACCTTGTGAGTCTTGTAGTATTGATTGAGAAGGTCTTGATGTTTGATTTGTGGGATATATAATTCTTTCTAATCCATTATCATCAATCCAAGAAAGCTTTACATAATTTACATAATCCTGGGGCATTGGTACTACCAGCGTAGAGGGTATTTGCACTTCTTGTATTTTTTCAACCCTTGTAATATCATAACTAAATTCTTGTATGGCTCTTTTTGCATGAAATAAAACGTCTTGCTTTCTAGCGTGGTCAATTATTTTACCATCCCCTATATATGATATTATAAAATTATTTATTATATCTGCAAGAGGAATATATCTATAATTCCCTGTATTTGGGCTATCAAGTAGAATTTTAATAGCAGCATTATTTGCAGGTGCTGTTGTAAATGTAACAACCCCTGTTGAGCTATTATAAGAATGTAAATCATTATCAATTTCATCTCCATTTATAAATACTCTAAATTCAGACTCAGCTGAGGGAAGCGGGATAAATGTTAAAGTAAAAGTTGTATTAGACCCGTCTCCTGTAAATAGCTGATGCCCTTCGTAATATTCTCTAGCTGTTTGTGTTATTAGTCCCATTTATTAAGAATTTTCTTGATTTATTTTTTGAATTTCTTCTTGTTTAGCCACCTGAACAACATTAGGATCTTTTATGGTAACCCCTGCTAAAAGCAGTATTTTTGTAATTAATGCAACTTCTTCAGAATCGTGCAATGAAAAATCAATTGAACTCGCGCTTGAATATTGCATATCGCCATAAGTACCCCCTGTAGTAAAAGCCCAATTTGGATCAATTGGTTTATAAATATAATCTATTGTAGCTGTAGATACCGTAGAAGGCAATATATAAATATTAGCCCCTTGTTTATAATATATTGGGTATGAAGTACTTGGTGTTGTAAGTTTTGATGAAGTTATATATGGTAAATCTGATTTTTGAATTTCTTCAACCTCTATAGCTCTTGAGCCTGTGCTTATCATTAAGCATTTATATAAATTCGCAGGAGTCGAAGCTATTCCATTTGAAAAATTTAATGTTGTAGATGTTGAAAATACGTCAATTTTTTCTTTAGCTAATTTTGCAAGGTTCGCATATTCATCATTAATGCTTCCTGTTTCTTTTCTTGTTAAGTAGCGATTATAATCTAAAAAAGCCTTTTCTAATAAATCAAGTTGAGCCATTCTGGCAAACCTATTATATTGATCCGGCGTTAAAAATCCTCGTTGCTCTCTATTTAATAGTGATAGAACGGTTCTATAAACAGTATTTACATTAATGGCCATATTATATCTTTTATAGCCGTTGGCCCCGAAGGGCCTTAGCTATTATTAATTATTTTAATCTTTTTTCAATTGCATCATACACATCTACTCCTTCATCTGTTTTAAAGAATTGTGTAAGTGCTGAATATGGGTTTTCTTCATATGGGACAGTAACTAATTTTTTATTAGTTGAAGCCCAAGTAAAAGTTCTTTGATCATCAGATAATTTTATAATACCTGCCTCAACAGCTCTAATACCCATATTTCTAATATTTATATTTTCGTCATTTGCTAATTCTAAGAACAAAACTGGATTTTGCTTAGCCATTTTAATCAAATCACGTTTAAGCTCACTAGAGCTCATCTTAGATGCTTTAGAACCAGCCTCAACACGTACTATTGCCTCCATATGATCAATATCCATGCTCATTGCTAAATTTAAAGCTTCAACTTCTAATTCAATCATATCCAGCTCATTTTCTGCATTTGCTTCTGAATCAAATTCAAAAAATAATGCATTTCTTTGAGGATGATATAATGATAAAAGTTTTTGTAGTGTTTGTTTTTCTTTTGGAACATTTAAAGTCCCATCTGTAAATGTAATGTGTGCTAATTGAGCGTCACCTTTAAATTCATCTACAAAAGGTGTTCTTTGATTTACAGTATATTTAAGTTCTCTCTCATATCCTTTTTCTTCATCAAAATAATATATGTTAGAACTTTTAATAGTATATGTTAATGGTGCTAAACCATCTTTTAACGCATATACCCTATCCTTTATTACCCATCCTGTATCTTTTTCTTTTTTTACAGTTTTAGGTGTTTCTTTTATAATTGTTTCAACAGGTGCTTCAGCCACTGCGTTTTCTGTGCTCTTTTGAGCTGTTGCTTTTTTTGCCATAATATAATATAATATAAGTTAATAAAAAGTAAAGCTAGGGCGATAAAACACGCCCTGCTCTACTGTAAAAAATTAAGAAGTTAATAACATAAAGTTGTTAGCACCTTGTGTAATTAAACATCTTTCTGATAGGTAGTGAACCTCCATTGCGTCTAGATCAGAACTGAAGTTTCCTCCAACTGAACCAGTTGTCCAAGATTTCATTTTTCTATCATCAGCTTGTGAAGCTCTATATCTAACGTGTAAGAAAGGTCTCTTAATGTTTTTACCAAGAATTTGGTCATAAACAGTAGAAGTACCAGCTGGTACAATTACCCCTCTAATATCGTTTTCAATAATACCTCTTGTTGAGCCGTCATTTAAGTATTTCCAGTCTGTTTTGTAGAAGTCGTAAGAACCTCTTCTAAAACCAGAGAAACCTAAATTAAGTGCCATATCTTCGCTGTTTGAGAAAACACCGTAAGATGTACCACCTGAACCATAAGAATTTTGTGCTGCTAGCATGTCATCAATTGCTAATGAAACATCTCTATTAATGAATAACATATTTTCTTCAATAGCACCTTGTGCATCGAATTTTTTAAGTATTTCATCAAATGAGCCTAAATCATCTGCTGTTGAAGAACCCGCAATACCTGTTGTAACGTGACCTCTTGCAGTTACTGCTGCAAAAAGACCTTCTGTACCTGCTGTGTCATCAGCCGCTGCAGTTCCTAAAATAGAATCTACACCACCTGTTGCTTTAGCAAATTCACCTTCAACCATTGCCATTTCAAGGTTATCTTCAAATCTTTGTCTTGTGTCACCTTCAGCTTTTAAGTACCATAAGTAACCAGTTTGACCTTGTTCTCCTGTTACTTCAACCCAACCAATTTGAGAAGCGTCAGATCCTGATACTTCGTATTTATCTTTAATGATAATTGGTTTGTTAGTTAAAGAAGCAAAAGAAGGTTGAACTGAATTAGTCATACCTGCTGTTCCTTTTTTGAATTCAGAACCAAAAACGAAGAAATCACAAGTATTTGCTGCGTTGTCAGTTGCTGTATCAAATCCTGTTACTGCACCAACTGTTGCGCCTCCTGAATAAGGAATAACTGTTAATGTAGTGTTGTCACTTGCAATTGCCGACACATACGCTTTAATAACAGTTGGAGTAGCTTGATTGTCACTAAGAACAATAGTTTGTCCAACTCTTACTGCGTGAGTTCCTGCACTTGCAATTGTAATTACACCGGCGTCTGTTACTGCTGCGCCTTTGTAATGTAAATGTAGTCTGCCTTGCTCTGACCAAACAACTTGATCTGAAGTCATAGGCATTTCAGCACCTACCATTCTTAAGAAAGAAGCAACTGATCTGTTTCCAAATACTTCTACTTCTTGCTCATATAAATCTGGTAAATACTGCTGAGACCAATCATTAGAACCACCTGTGAATGATAGGTAGTTTGATGATAGAGTTTGTTTAACTGGAGCTGGAGTAGAATTTAAACTACCACCAGCTACAGGAGTTACTGCTGCCATTTTAATTTATATTTTTAATTATTATTACTTTTTAAGTTTTATACGTAGTTTTGAACTATCGTCACCGGATATTGCTCTTACTTTTATACCACCTGATTCAACAACGCCTGAACTTGTTTGTCTTGGGTCCATATTTATATTTTTGGATTCAGACGAAATTTCTTTTATGGCTTCTGTTTTACCAAGCTGATAAAAATGATTTGCAATATTATCGGCGTTTTTAGCGGCAAATAATGCTTTATGATAACCATACCCATCACTTAGTTTATTATTATCATCGAGGTAACTACCTACAATATTCATAATATCCATTTGAGTATTTTTAACATTTTCAACATCTTTAAGATTATACCTAAATTTTTTATCATTAACTTTGAAATCAAAACCTTTGAATTCTTGATTAAAAACCTCGTTGGTTTTCATCTTAAATTGATTTGTCGCTTGTGTTTGTTGTTGAGCAATTTCTTGTTGCTCAGTATTGTATCTATTAAAGAAGTCAATAGCTTTTTGTTGCTCTTTGCTTAAACTACCGTTTATTTTTACCTCTTTATAGTATTTATTTTTTTGTCCTTCAAGATATTCTTTTGCTTCAGCTATTTGCTCCTTATAAGCAACTTGCTTTCTTTTTATTTCTTTAGGATCATCTACTTCTTCGTCATATGAAAATCTATCTTCTATTAAAAAATTTATTTCCTCTGAATCTAAGTGAGGTTTTGTTTTATTATAATATTCTTTAATAATTTGATTATTATCATATGAGGCATAATCTTTATTTAAATTTACAAAATCTTCTACTGTGCCACCTGTTTCATTCATAAATTGTATTAGATCATGTATATTATCTGGTATATTTACTTCATCGTATTTTTCAACTTCAGGAGTAATTTTTTCTTCTTCTATTTTTTCCTCTACTTTTTCTTTAGGTTCTTCCTTAGCTTCTTCTTCAATTACTTCTTCTAAAGTCAGCTGATTTTCTTCTTGCTGTACTTCTTGCAATTCCACTTCGGCTTCTTCCCCTGCTTTTTCATCCGTGCCGCTTCCGCGTAACACGCTTTCATCTGTGCTTTGTTCTTGAACGGCATCTGTTTCTTTTTTTAAAGGTTGCCTTAAATCTACTTTGGTAACAGTATCATTACCAGTATCAGCACCTATTTTTTTAAGTACTTTTGTTTCTTTTTCAGCTATAGATGGATTTTCTTCCTCTACAACTTTTGCTTTTATTTCTTCTGACATAATATAATATAATTAATTAACTTTATTTAAGGTTAAAGTTTTTTACCTTGGTTCAAATTGTTCTAAACCGAATCCGCCTAATGTATCAAATCCTGATGATTCAAAATCTTTTGGAGGCGTATTGTTTTTTCTTTGTTCTATAAGCTCGGACTGCTGTGAAGCTTGGATTTTAGTTCTTTTATCTTTTCTATCTTCACGGTACTTTTCTTTATCATTAATTACTCGTAAATCCATTTCTTTAAGCTTTACGTTTAGCTGAAACTCATGCAGCATAAGCTCTTTTTTAATTGCAGCTTCTCTTTCTAATTTTTGTATATCAAACTGAACTTGAGCTTGATTCATTTTAACTTTATTTTCGGTTAAAACAGTATTTTTTTGAATGTCTACTGCCGCCGCTGCTTCTGCTGATTTTGCATTAGATTCAGATTGTAATTCTATATTTCTTGCGGCTATAGCTTGATCTTGTTCTAATTTTTTTCTTCTTCTTACTTTTAATAATTCATTAGCGAGCTTTAAATTTTTTACATTTCTAATATCAATTGCATCTTCTAAATTTATTTGATCTTTTTGTAATGATGCTTGTATATTATTTTCAAGAAGTTGTTTTTCTTCTTCATCAGGAGTTAGCTCTAAAAATATACCAAAATCATGAAGATGTAACTCTGCTACTTCTTTTAAATTAGCTACATTAAATCTTCCTAATGAATTTATAAATGAGTTGTTTGTATTTCCGTATTCTAATACATCTGATATTCTTAAAGAAATAGCTTCTGCTGTTTTAAGAGTAAGGTATAATCCACCTTGTAAAACGTGTCTTGTTGCTGTATTAGAATTTGCTGCTGCAATTTTTTGTAATCCTACTAATGCGTTTTTATCAGGTGTTGAGCCATCTCTTGCTTCATTTAAACCTGTTACATCTCGCATATTTTGTAAATAATAATTATATGCAGTAATTAATGAATTAATTTTTGCTCCGCCGCTATTTGTTTGCAGCTCTTGTATTGGTACTCTTCCATTATTAAATTCACCATCTTGCGTCATTGATCTACCAATTACAGAACCTGTTTGGAAATACATATTTAACGCTTCTTGCGGATTATAATTTGTTCCATTACCTAAATCTACTTCCGCTATACCATCTGCATCTAAAAATACACCGTCTGGAACCATTCTAGCTAATACTTGTTGTAGCTTTAAATGCGTTAATTGAATCATATCAGCAAATGTTGTCATTCTACTAACAAGTGATTCTAATCTTCCTTTATATACTCTAGGCGCTACAATATTATATGACATTTCAACTTTTGTAGTATCAGACTTAGGTCTTGTCATATTTTCAGCAAGCTTCCATTCTAATAAATTTTGGCTACCTATTATTTTTGCACCAGTATATAAAACTTCAATTGCTCTATTTACTTTTTCAAATCTAGCTCTTTGATCTGCAGGAGGATTAAAACTGTCATCTTTTTTAATTGCTTTTTTACCGCCTGATACAGTATTTTTAATTTTATAAATTTGATTTTTGTAAGTTTTATATTCAAAATATAATACATACACAAATCCTTCATCATCGCCGTCTATTGCACCATATGATTTATTATATAATAAATGACCCGATCCTAACCCATTTTTTTCTATCGTAGCAATTTCGTCATCTGTAATATTAGGATATTGTTTTTTAAGTTCAACAATGCTTATTTTTTTAATTTCACCCACATAATATAAATCATCAAAATATGGAGATTCTGTAAAAGAATAAACAATATCAGCAGGATCAACATAATTAATTTTAATTCCTTCTGATTTATTAAAACCGTTTCTTACACAAGCCATTCCAATAACAGCTATATCATAGTCAAGCCTTTTCTTTATTAATTCATACTTGTTTTTGTCTAAAACATTATTAATAGCTTCTTCTTGAGCAATTTCAATACCTTGCTTATATTCCATTTGCATGTGAACACCCAGTTCATTTTCATCCATTGGAAGCTTTGTAGGATCTGTTTTAAAAGTATCAATACCTAAAGTACCTTTTATTTCTTCAATATATTCTTTAGCCTGCATATCTCTTAAAATATTATCCATATAATCTGTTCTTTTCTTAACAGAAGATGGATCTTGAGAATATGCTTTTATATCATACATTCTTTCAGCAATACCATTTACTACTATATCTACAAATTTTGGTATAATAGGTACAGGTTTCCAATCTAAATTTAAATATGATAAATCACCATTTATAGATAATTCATCTTTATATTTTTGTATTGACTGCTCTCCTCTTGCATAAAGTCTTAACCTATGAAAATTTTCTCTATTTGATTGATATCTTGATGTACCAGAATCTCTTTTAAACCATTCTGATTCAATAGCTATTCCAACTTTAGTTCCATACTCTAAACTTGCTTTCTCTGCGTCAGATACTGCTTGACTAGGAAATAATCCTGTTGGGTGTGTTTTTGCCATTTACTTTAATATTTTGGATATTACTCCTTTATTACTATATTTTTTAAAACCAAATTCTAGTTTTTTAGTTGTTCTAATTGCGGCGGGTGTATACATGTTTTTATTACACGCCATAATTGCTAGTCCTGAGCTAATAGCCGCATCAAATTTTGTTCTTTTGTTTATATCAAAACCAGCCCAATCATTTAATGTTTTATTAAAATATAAATCACCATATGAACCATCTTCTTTTAATCCTACATATTTATCAATATATGATTCAATTGCGGCTGCGTGTGCTTGCCTAATATCTTCAGATGAGTTTGGTATTCCACCTATTTCTCTTTCTGCTACAGATAATTTATTATAAAGTTTGTCAGGTCTATTCATTGAATAACCCCTATATCCTCTTCTTTTTAAATAATAAAGAAGTCTTGGTTTGTTATTTTCTGCAAGTAGTGGCATTCCATAAAATACTAACGCCATAAGCACATCTTCAAAAAACATTTCAGCTGTTTGAGGTCTTGCAATATATTCTAAAAAAAATGAATTAGAAGGAGCTTCATCTAGGCTAAATTTTGTTAAACCATGTAAAGACCCTTTTGAGCCTTGTCCATCAGTTGTACCTGATATATCATAACTATCACATCCAAATGCCCCTATATGATCATTGGCTGGATATTTTAAACCATTTTTTAATGCTATTCTATTTTGCATATAAACAGGAGGAACCCAAGTTATATTAAATCTCCCACTGTTGTTTGGCATAAATAATACCTTTGTATCTTTTACACCATTTTCCCATACAAAATTTCCTTTGGCTATAAATTTATTTTTATTAATATCGCCATTATAATCTATTTGCTCGTATATTTTCTGTAAATTAAATATACTGTTTTTTGTTTCATCTCTGAAAGCGTGTTCTTCTGTACGCGGAAACTGTCTATAAAATTCATTTAAACCGTCTTGGTCATTTCTTAAACCGTCTGCTTCATTATCCCAATGCTCTATGATTCCAATATCGATTGGATCCCCATATGGTCCTTCAACCGGAGATTCGGGCGTATCGAATACAGGTAATCCATAAGAATCAATGAATCCTTCGTAGTTCCATTCCATAGGTATGAACAAACTATATAGTCCTGAGCTAGTTTGTCCATTTCGGTTTCTTTTTGTAACGTCTGAGCCATTGTATAATTTTTTAAAGTTATCACCTCCTTTATCTAGTGCATTTGATGTTGATCCCATCATACACTTTCCTATAATTCTACTTCCTAATCTCAACGTTGTTTTTGTAACACGCCAGTTGTTTAATATATTATCTGGTCTTTCCCATTTACCAGATTCATCGTGAACAAGTAATTTTAACTTTTCACCATCATAAGAGTTGTCCCCTGTGTTTTTCCAATCTATTGTTGTATCGAGCCCTTCAAGACTTTCCCTTTGGTTGGCCCCGGTTGCACTGATGGATTTCCTTGTGAGTTTGGATGCAGGTACTCTATACGCAAGTTCGGTTTTGGGTCTATCCATTCCATCTTGTATCGGTTTAAAGAAGAACGGGTAGTGTACGGATATTGGGACGACCTTATCTGTAAACATCTTCTTTGCATCAGCACCAGTCTTTGATAGTATTCCGAATCTAGCATCGGAACTGATAGTAGCTTGATTAACTGTTTCTGCGGACGACATGAAACTAAATCCAGACCGTCTGTTTTTAAGATAGCATATTCCATAACATCTTTTATCTGCCTTACATGCTTCCCAGAATATGAAGAATAATCTGTTTGCTTCTCTAAACTCTGGCTGCCCAACATCAATCTTGGACCACTGCAAGTACATATAATGAGAACCAGTAATATAAGTGCTACCACCTTTGTTGCAAAACCAAAAGCCTTTTTCGCGTCTGGTAAATTCTCTATCAATGTACGCATGCCACTTTTCTTTAAACTCAGTTGGATATGTTTGCCAGTCGAATATGGTTTTAATGTTTTTTAATTCTTTTGGATATTCTTCAGGTGTCCACTTATCATATTTGCTATACACGTTTTCTTCAAGCGGCAAAGCAATCTTTAGATTTTGTATTTCATATATATCACCTATCTTACCTGACTTACTAATAACAACAACATCGTGTTCTGCATTATACCCATACTTCCAAGCTTTCCTTTTATTTAGCCTATGTATTGTTGTTCGTTTAATTGGTTCAACAATTTTATACAAAGTTTGTTGATAACCCATTACCTAGACCTTTTTTCTGCAAAACCGCTAAAAGCTTCTTTTTTGTTTTCTATTGGTTTATTATTTAGCATGGCTTCTTCCCCTTGTATTCTATTTAATATTTCAAATGCATCAAATATAGCCAACTTTTTTGTAGCTGCTGCGTTTTTTAATCTATCAGCTGAAACATCATCATCGGTCTCAACTATAGGCTCTTTAGCAACTTTAACAAGTTCATCAACTGCTCTATATCCAGCTTGGATTATACTCTGCTTCTTCTTTTTTATATCCATAATTAATAGATATTTCTTTTGTCATTATTCTATATAGCTTTTCATCGTTTATAATAAACTCATATTCACTATAAGGAGTAAATCCGATTTTTTGATTTAATTTAACAATATTTGAATTATCTATATATTTTACAATCCCTGTCAATGGTTTTTCTTTATCAGTAGAAAATTGATTTTGATTAAGCAATGGTTTTACAAAACAAAATCCTTCACTCGCTTTCCAATCTTTTTTATGCTTGTATAAAAATATTTGATTAGGTTCGCAAAAATATAAATTATTTTTAAAATAGCTTTTGCTATTTCTTTCAATACCCCTAACATCATACCATCTTCTAAATATATTATGATGCACAATAATAGTATCTCCTTTCTTAATATTTGTATTACATATAATAGGTGTTTCGCAAACTATAGCTTCTCTGCTTATAAATTTGTGATCAGATATATCTGTATTTAAAATTAATTCTGTATCACCTATTTTTTTCTTATTATTGTATCTATTATTTTTGGGTTTTATTAAATATGCGTATAAGGGTTTCATTAATATTCTAAATTATATTCTACGCTTATAGCCATATTTTTATTAAAACTTTTCCAAGGAAGTATATCGTTTTTCTTTTTTATATATATAGAATACTTTTCTTTATCTTCTATTATATCGCTTATAATATGCCCGCCATATACTTCTTGCCCAACAGCATAATGCATTGCGTCAGTTTTGTAATCTTTACCAACACTAATTTTTCTTATCAATTTGCTCATCTGCTTCTTCTATTTTTTTAATGCTACCATCGTTTACATCAATACTAACACCCCCATAAACTTCTTTAAGAGCTAACTGTAAAGTTTTTAATTCTGTTTTTGCAACATCATAAGATTGTAATACTTTGCTTTTTTCAATCTCTAATGCTCCTAATTTATATTGAAGATTATTTATATTAATAACTTTAGCCTGAAGGTCTTCAAGCTCCTCTTTCTTAATTTTATTTTTTGCCATTTTATTTAATTTATTGAATTTGATTAAATTATATTTTTTATATATTACGCATTATGTGAATGGTTCAAATCCATTCATTTTAATTTATTTTAAATGCCATATATATCCAATCTGTACCTGTTTCATTAAATGTACTTCCTGAAAAATTAAACCCTGTTGATACAAATGTAGGTGCACCTGATATGCCTGTATTTTCTGCATCACTTGTGTTTGCTTCTAAATTATTTGTAGTACCTCTCACACTATCCATTATCCACCATTCGGAAGTTACATTAGTTTTCTTTAACATAAGAAAATCTGGTTGAAATCCTGTAGTGATAGTTTGCCCAGTATTATTTCCGCTATAACTTCCAATCTTGCTATATCCAGCTACTGAATGCCAACAATAAGCTATATAATTATTACCAGAAGCATTCCACTCATTATTAGCGTGTTGACCACTTTGCGGTAATGTTATAGTCGTTGATGAATAAGATAGTGGATAGTTACCATCATCTCCACCTGTATCAAACTGCATTCTATCAAAAAATGTACTACCAAATAGCTGCCAAGTAACAGCTTGGTCAAGATTTTTTATAAAAACCAATTCTGGTGCTGCTGAAAGACCGTGAGGAACTTTATGATTTCGTAGCCCATCTCCTTCATATTTAACTATACTAAATCCTGCATTAGCATTTGCACTAATTACGACTTCTCCAGGTGCACCAAAAGTTAAATCATCATTGTCAGATGCAGTTTCATTATATAAAGCTGTTACATTTTCTTGTGTTAATGCAGCATCATAAAATCTTAATTGGTCAATGTCTCCTGTAAAATCAGGATTACCCCTGTCTGTCCCGAAAGCTTTAGATGTAAAAGATATAGGGTCATAGCTTGGGAAAGTACCAATATTAACCCCGTCAACATAAGCTTTAGTATCTGTAGGTGTAAAA